GGATTCGGCGCGGTAGGCCTTGAGATTCAGCCAGGCCACTTCCTCCAGCGGCGGGGTGGATTCCATCAGGCCGGTGCGGTTGGCATAGGCCACGGCAAACGGGATCTCGTCAAGCGTGGTGGCGCCTTCGCTGATCAGCTCCCAGTTGCGGCTCTTGGATGCCTGCTTGCGGAACAGGCGGAAGCGGCCGGGTTCCAGCACGCGCACCTGCTCGCAGACTTCCTCGCCGAACTCGCCGTAGGGCACAGTGACCCGTTCCAGCAGGCGCAGCTGCGTCAGCTTCTGGCTGCCGCCGATCACATCAGTGCGCCAGCCGAGGATGTCACGCGGCGTGTAGCTGACCCAGTACGGCCGGCTGAAATCAGTGACCGGGGTGTCATCGCCTTCGTCGCCGCGTGGGTAGTCCACCAGGACGCCAACATGCCCGTAGCGGATGCAGGTGCGGGCCAGCTCCTGCAGGTAGGCATTGAGATCGTTGCCGGCTAGGTCTGTGTCAAAGAGGTGTTCCTGGATCGGATCGGGCACGTTGTCGAGGCGCACCGGCTTGCGGCACAACATCCCGGCCAGCATCTGCTCCAGACGCAGCATGTAGGGCGGACAGACGCTGCGGGCTAGGCGGGCGCTGTAGGCATCGTCATCCTCGCGGGGCTCCTGCGGCAGGTAGCGCTTGCCAGCGGCCTGCATTCCGAGCGTGCCAAGGCCAAGCTGCTCAATCAGCCGCCAGCGTGGTTCCATGCGCTGCCAGGCCAGCGATGGATCGTGCACCTGCAGCTCTTCGACAGTGGTGAGAGACAGGTTGTTCAGGCTGGCGGCGAAATTATGCACGCGCTTTTGGCCTAGGTTTCCGCTAGGCCAGGGCTTTCCTCACGGCATAACGGCTGATGTTGAGGTGCTGGGCGATGCGTGTCTGGCTGTAGCCGGTGCGGTGCAGGCGTTGGATGCGTTGCTGGCGGCTCTCGCTGAGCCAGAGCGCCAGGCCGATCAGGACAATCAGCGGCAGCAGCAGCCACACGGCTGCGCAAGTGATGGTGGTCATGGGGTCAATGCAGTGGTGGTCGGTGGTGGGCGCTGCCCATCGCTTCCGACTACCGAACACTAGCCCATAGGCTCCGCTATGTCGAGCTAGTACAGCCGCACGCCGCGCACAGCACGCCCGGCCGTTGGCCGACCCACCTCAAACAGGCGGTGGCACATGTAGCCCAGTCCATCAACCATGTGGTCGTAGCCAGCCTGCTTGTCGGGCTCACCTTTGTCGGTGTAGCTCTGGAGTTCCAGGCACTCGATGAGCTTGCGGCAGCGCGGATCAATCCACAGGCGGGTTTCGCCGTTGCCGTTCTCCAGCAGCGCCTGCACCGAAGCCACCCGATCGCGGATGGGCGGGTTAGCTGCCGGGGCCATGTTGCTGATGTCGTAGCTCTGCAGAATGGCGATGTCGCTGCGGCTGCTGTTGGTGCTGCGATTGCGGCCTGAGGCATCCGGGTAGCCGAGCACCCGCGCCTGGGGGTGACGGCGGCGCAGCTCCTTGCCCAATGCGTCGGTGTCGTGAGCGGCGGCGATCTCGTCAACGATGAACAGCTCGCGGCCACGGCGCACACCCAGCACCGCATTGGTGTTACCGACGTTGAAGTCGCAGCCCATCAGGATCGTCTCGTCATCCTCGATGGCGATGGGCACCACATGGCGGTTGCGGTTGAAGCGGTCGTAGACCGTGCCGGTGGTCAGCGAGACAAACTCGCCGTTGAGGTAAGCCTGGATCAGGTTGGCCGGGTAGTTGGCAATCAGGCTGGGGATGAAGTCATCGGGCAGGTGCGGGTTGTCTGCGGTGCGGGCCTGAATCAGGCGGGTGTCGTCTTTGGCATCGCGCTTGAAGGTTTGGTAGGCCCAGCCGAAGCCCTCTGGTGTGGTGGCGGCATAGAACTGGCGGACGTGGCCAGCACGCAGACGGGCCAGGGCCATGCGGGCTGCGTTCTCGGCGACACGTTGCGGGGCGGTGTCGGCCTCGTCAAAGCCGATCGCGCAGAGGTTCTGGCCCCGAATGCGGTTCCAGGTTTCCATGGTGCGCAGCAGGATCGTGTGCTGCCCCTCGGCAAAGGTGAGGGTGTATTCAGGGAGCGGGCTAACGCGGAAGGTGAAAGGGATTTCCCACTCGGTCAGCAGGTCGTCAAAGGTGCGCTCCAGGATGTCGCGCAGCATGGGCGCGACGGGTTCAAACAGGGCTGAGGCATAGCCGATGTTCTGCGCGGCAAGGGTGACGGCCTTGGCGACCAGGCCGTGGGTTTTGCCAGCACCGAAGCCGCAGACCAGACCAATCTTGCGGTGGGTGATGTCATCGCAGAAGGCGAGTTGATGGGGCAGGAGGCTGGCGCGAACGCGGGCTAGTGCATCAGCCGCTGATGGCGTTGACGAGTCAATCTCTGGGTTGAGAAAGTCAAGCAGGCCAGACTGAGTGGTGATGCCGTCCAGCAGGCTGGGCATCAGCTCATCTCAAAGCGCAGCAGACGTGCCTGGTCTTCCAAAGCTTTCAGGGCCACGCTGAGCTGGTTGGCTTCTGATGCGCGGCGCTCGTATTCAACGAGGCGGGCGATGGCAGCAGCTAGCCATTGCGGGCGCTCCAGCTCGGCGTCCAGTTGCATCAACTGGCGTGCGCGAGCGATGTAATCATCAGCCTGACGAGCTGACACATCCCAGGTATTTGCAGCGTGCTGAACAATTTGATGCCTACTGTGCGCGCGAAGTAGCAGGTCGTAGACAGCGTTGACCCGCTCGTCAATTTCTACGTTGGTGCTCTTCTTTGCCATGGCCGGAGTTTAACCGGAAGCGGGCATCAGGAGGATGCCATCAGCCGCGAGGATGTTGAGACGCAGCTCGGCATCATCCAGGTTTTCAGCCCAAACGGTGGCCATGCGGTTGATGCGCTCTGGCGCAACGCGGTACAAGAAGAGGTACTGCCCCTGCAGGGGATGAGCCAGAGAAGAGGGAACGTAGGCGCCGGTCAGCTGAAAGGAGCCGAGGAGGTTGATGGCGACGTGCTCAGCATCGGCCATGGTCAGCTCGGGCAGATCAATGACCAGGCCGAAGGGATCCCCATCGAAGGGGTGATTAGCGACGATGCTCCATGGTTCCATGGTCGTGGCGTTGTGGTTAGGTTGCCGCGAGGGGGATGATGGTGATGAGGGCGCCGGGGTGCTCTGCGGCGACGGTGTAGCGCTTGGTGAATGAGGAGATGGCGATGCGTGCGTCGTCTTGAAGGAGGCCAGCATCGACAAGAGCATCTTCAGTGGAGCGGAGGCATTTGCTGCCATCGGGTTTGACGCTGTGAAAGGTTGGCGCTGAGGGCTTGAGGGTGCCTTTGGCGGTGTAGTGCGACTTGGGACGGGGGAAGAGGAAGACGCAGGAGAGGGAGACGGGGCCGGTGATGGTGGGGTGATTGACGGCAATGGCGGCCTGCTGGACGAGGTAGCGCCAGGGCTTGAGGTTCTTGCAGGATTCGACCATCACACCGTTGCCTACGTGGCGTTTGCTGCCCTGCGGTTGCGGTGCCATGCCGGCGACGTTGAAGGTGATGGCAGTCATGTCATGCAATAGCCGGATTCACAGCCGTCTTGCTCGTCAATCCACTCAGGGAACAGGCCGAGCTGGTGCGGGATCACCTGATCAAGGTTGCGTTGCTTGCGGCCACCAATGCCTGAGAGATAGACAGGATCTTTGCCGAGGTCATGGCGACGCTGCTGCAATAGGCGCTCCATTGCAACGGCGGAATCAAACAGAGCTGGCTGCTCACGCCTGAGCCGTGTCCACTGCTCTGTGGTCTTGAACGGGCAGAACCAGCAGGATGACTTTGGCGGCTGTGGCAGGCCAGCGTCAGCGGCAATGCGCAAGCAGTCAGATCGGCTGATGCCTAGCTCAATCAACGGATAAGCAGAAATATAGCCATCGCCTTCCCGCGAGGGTGTGGCGCGGTGTGGCTCATCAGTGCTGATGCCCTTGCCAAGGGTGCAACCCGGTGCATTGCGCTTGATCCAAGCAGTAATGGGCTTAATCTTGAAAAACTCAGTGCATTTGCGGTTACCTGGCATCCCACCTGGCATATAGACGGGGATGTTGATTGACCGCTGCTGCTCTTGGATGTCATCGTACAGGTCGCGCTGCCTGCCCTGGCGGTCAACCCACGCTACATCAATCCATTGAATGCCATTGGCCTTTGCATAGGGCTTGAGGGTTTCGTTGATGTAACTGATAGTGTGAGGTGATTCCGCTTTGTCTCCGACGTTAGCAAAGATGAAGATGCGGTAGGGGATGAGGTGTTGAGCAGCAAGCACTAAGGCAGCGGTAGATTGAACCCCACCACCACACGAAAAGACATAGCGTTTGCTGCCCTGCGGTTGCGGTGCCATGCCGGCGACGGTGAAGGTAATCACAAGTTGCCCTTCTGGCTAAACGGCAACCTCAGCAGCAACGGCAGCAGGCGCACGAAGGTCACCTTGATGAACAGCTCAACCACTGCGCCGAGGGCGATCAGCAGGGCGAGGGCAAGCAAGGTGTTAAGCACCGGCACCCTCCACCCCAGGCACCGGCAGCGCCCAGTGGGGGAGCCAGGCAAGGTATTGATTCTCAACAATTTCTGCTGGGGCAAATACCCAGTGCGGTAACACGTCGCCCGTTTCTTCGTGCCACCACCAACACCTCCCCTCCGCATCGCAATCCTCCGGCCCCGGCAGGCGCTCGCTCACCGGCACCGGCACCACCACCGGGGCGGGCGCGGCTTGTTGCGCCAGCAGGGTGGCGGCGCGGTCTACCTGGGCATCGGTGAGCTGAGTCCAGCGGTCTCGATTGCGCAGCCACGCCACCAACTCCCTCACCTCCCCCGCCTCCGGCGCTGGCGGGGCGGGGCGGCCCCAGCGGGCTAAGACGGCGCGGGCGATAAGTCGAAACTCCTCTAGCCCAACCTCGTTGACTGCTGATTGGTCTTCTGCCGCGGCCCTCCAGGATTCGTCCCAGTAGATCTGATCTATTTCCTCATCCGTCGGCCCCACCGGCTCCGGCTCCGACAGGGCGGCGCGGGCGCGGGTAAGAACAGCAGCGCAGTAACCAACGGCATCATCGTCGGAGTGGCAATGGGCTGTCGCAATGTCAACCAGCTCAGCGCACAGCGCACGGAAAGTGTCAGTCATTGCCGCCCTCCAGCTCATCAGCGATGGTCAGCAAAATGCGTCGTTCGCGTGTGCAGTACACAGCAGCAGCTTTCAGGGCGGCGGCGAGCTTGTCGCCATAGTCAACGAACACGCCAGCTTCGTCTTTATTGAAGGCTTCCCAGATGGCCTGCGCGGCGGGGGAGAGGTTGGTCATCACGAAAGCAGCGCCTCGACCTGGCGGATAACGTTCTCGGGTACGGCTGGCGGGCGCGGCACCCAGCGATTGGAGGCCCAGCCGGCTGGCCCCCATTCAGCGATCTGATCAAGCAGCTTGCGCCTTGGCGTGGTCTTCACGAAACGCACGAAGGTGATGCCTGGGGCTAGGCCCTGACGTGTGGTGATGCGCAAGTGTGTGCCATTGCTGAGGCTATTGAACAGGACGTGTTCAGTGGTGCTGGTCATGCCCCACGCACCTCCCAGAAGTGCTTGATCGTCGTCTCGGCTTCGCCTAGAGCAACGGCGAGCTGCTCTGCGGCCTTGAGCTGTTGGCGCTGATCAAGGATGTGCTCAGGGTAGACGTAGGACTTGCGGCAACGGCGGGTAATTTTGCAGTCGTTCCATTCCATTGCCTCCTCTGCCTCACCTGCTTCCACCAGTTGATCCAGCGCGTCAAGGAGTTCTTGTCGTCGCGCTTGAAGGGCCTTTTCACTGTGGGCCAGCTCCGTCAACTCATCCAGTGTGGCCTCAAGTGAGGGCAAGGATGATGATTCCAGCGATGAGCAGGCAGGACCAGAGGAAGAGGATGGCATCAGCGTGGCGGCTGAGGAAGCTGCGGCGGGCTTGGCGGTGCGTGCGGCGGGCATGACGGTTTGGGCGATGGGAGAAGGTTGGAAGCGTGGGCTCAGTCGTCGTCAACGCGGATGACACGGAAGAGCGCGTCGGGCCAGAGGTCATGAAGGTCGGCAGCGAGACGTGTGGCCTGCTCTTGCTGTTGGAAGACATTGGCGTCGGGGTTGAGGGGTGTATCGAGGAGGGGAAAGGTGGAGGACCAACCGGTAGCGGTGAGGGATTGGATGGCGTAGCTCATGGCTGCTGGGTGCAGGCGATCAGTTCGATGCCGGGGTGATGACGAAGGAAGGCGGCGGATACCTGCTCGGGGGACCAGGACGCATCGGCGCAGAGCATTTCGCTGATGGGCGTGATCTCGCTGGTCGCGCAACGCTCAAGGGCTGGCACGTAGGTGAGGAGGAAGGTCATGACGCGGGCCTCCAGCCGTTGCGATAGGCGAGTTCGATCAGGTACTGACGGCTGTGGCTGAAGTAGCGGATGCCGTGGTCTTGGAGGAACTCGACAGCGGGCTCTTCGTGGTAGTCGTCGTGGACGGCCTGCATGAGCAGGGCTTGCAGCTCGTTAGTGCTAGTCATGACAGTGCGGAATTACGTTGCCAGGGGGTGAGCAGATCGTCGTGCGCGTCGTTGCCGCACCACTGGGGTTCGGGCTTCGGCGGGGTCAGCTGCACGGTGTAGGGGATGCCGTCTGCCTGGAAGGCGTCGTGCAAGTCACCAGCGTCGTGCTGATGACTCCAGTCGGAGCGCAGGGCATTGACGAAGGTCACACGTTCTGCCTCCCGCTGACTGGGCGGGGTATCGGGCAGGACGGTGCAGAGCGGATGCTGCATGGCTGGTATGCGGTGGGGTCGCCCCCGTGTTCAGACACTAGGCTAGCCCAGTGCAGCCGTCAAGGGCTGACTAGGGAAGAGGGTGCCGGGATTCCGATGGGCCGCATGCCCTGTCCTGATTCCCCGTGAGGGTGTTGTATTCGAACCATCCCGGCAGGCCAATGGTGCCATGGGATGAAGGGAGAGGGAGCTAGGCGCGGCTAATCAGCGGCTAGAACGGCCTGAAGCGCTCTGCATAGAGGTCGCACGCATCCAGCCAAGCCTGCAGGCATTCGTCTGCGGTGTGGGTCTGGATGGTGAGGCTGCCGGGTTTGGACCAGAGCGTGAGGCAACGCGAGAAGAACAGGCCGTAGTGGTCGCCGATCATTTCGACACCGGCACCGAGCTGGGGCCTGGTGTCATAGGCGCTGCTGCCCGCGCTGCCTTGTGTCTTGAGGTCAGCCACGGCATAGGTGCCGTCAGGGAACTTGAGCACGAGGTCAGCGGTGCCGGCCACGTTGCGGCGCAGGCTGTAGGCCATCACTTCAGCGCCGATGACCTGCACTTGATCCCAGAGCGGGTGGGCAAGGAGCGGTTCGATCCAGGCGGTGTAGTCGGTTGGGTCGGGTGGCAGCAGATCAGGCGGCGAAGGGTTCCAGCGCTGGTGAGCCATAGCTTCCAGCGTCTGGTGAATGGTGTTGCCGCGAGGTTCCCAGATGTGACGGCTGGCCATGATCGCCTCCATTTGGGAGGGGGTCTTGGTGACCGCAGAGATCAGGGCAGTGACGGAGGTAGGGAAGACGTGGCCATCGGCCAGGCGGTAGACGTGCGCCTCGTCGCGGGTGATGGGGAGGGGGGTGAGCCAGGTCATTGGAGCAATGCCTCCACCAGTGAAGTGATCTGCTGTTGTGTCAGGTGCTGACGCAGCTTTTTGGCTACGGCAGAAACGTCTTCGACAAGACGCACGGTTGGCACGGGCTTGATGATGCCGGCCTCGATAGCGGCGGCGCGGGCGGAGCGATGCGACTTGCCTGGTCCGATCTGATCCAGCAGCTCGGGCTGATCGCGGGCGATGCGGCGTAGGAGGTAGGACTGGGAGTTGCCGCCGGGAGGGTTTGACAATGTAAAACCCTCGCTGTGCTGGTTCGTGCCGTTCTCCGCCAGAGGCTGGGCCTTGGCAATTTCAATAGCTGCATTCAGTTTTGACTGAGGGACAGGATCAGGTCGGTCTTGCTGTGTCAGCCAGTCCACTGCAATCCGCACCCATTCCGGGCGAATCAGCAGCTCCTGTTGAAGCATGTCGTCCGCCGACTCGTAACCCAGTTCTTCGTGGAACTCCTCAGCTTCCGCCAAGTACTGCACGATGCAGCGGCAGTCGTACTCAAATTGAGTTTCGATGTACATCCGCCGTTCACGCAGCAGAGCAGGCCATTGCTCGCGGGGAGTATCCGACAGCTTGTCTTCATGGCAGACGCCGCCGGTATTGATGCTCACTGCAGCCATCCTGGGATGCCTCCTTCAATCAATTCAGTTTCCAGACGTTTGAGCCAGTCATAGTGTTGCCGCAGCAGCTGTACGTCACGGTCAACACCGCCAAGGACACGCTTTTTGCGAGTGTTGATCCGTTTGCGTAAGTCACCCAAGAGGCTGCGATCCATCCGAGCCCCTGGTGCAGTTAAGAGACGAGCAGCACGCCGAGCCACCACGCTTAGCGCCTGCTCAACAGCATCACGCCATTGCTCAACAGAAGCACGGTCATTAAATCGTTCGGCCTCTTCGCGTTTCATACGCTTGTACAGCTCCAACGCCTTGTCTTGAAGGCGTGGGTCATCCAAGACAATGCCCGTGACTTCGCTGATGGCAACAGCCATGCGCTCTACCTCTCCAGTGTTGATCTCAATGCACTCGCAATCGACAATCTGAATAGATGGCTCGTCAGGCAATTCAGGGATGTCATCGTCTTGCGGTTCTGGCTCTGGTTGGTCTTGATCGTCTTCCGGGACTTCGCCGGGGTAGGCATCAAAAGCAAGTTCAATGCGTGATCCAAGGTAATCCCGTGCGTAGTCACTACCGGTCTCAACATTGACGTAAGCCATCACGTCAGGGAGATAACGGGCGCCCCTTCCGTTCTCTTGATCGTTGCTGTTGTTCTTGTTGGCAGGGTTAAGATGAATGACCTCGGAGACGTAAAGGGTATCCAATCCTTCGCCAGCCATCCCGACATGCACCAGTACGTCCAGCTTTATGTCTTCTTGGCGGCGCTTGCCATCTCGCTTAGGCGGACAAAAGCGGTTGATGATTGACCGGTTTTCAGACTCTGAGCGGCCATTGGTCCCGGTGCCAACCCAGTCCACTCGCAGTTCAGGAAACATTCCTTGGACTTGCTCGCAGACCATTTGGGCATGGCTGCAGCAGAATGCACCAATTAGTGCCTGTAGCTTGTAACCAGTGGCGATGCGCTCGCGCTGCATCCGAGTGATGGGCGTGTCGACCAAAGGACTGATGTACTTAGGCGACCACCGCATCTGCTTAAACACACGCTCAAGGGCTTCGGGGCTTTCGGAACCAGCCTCCTGAATGAGTGCCTCAGTGGTGTAAGAAACCACATCACCGTTGTCAATGGCATCAATCCGATAGGTGTAGCCGTGGCACCGCATAGGTTTGACGGCTTTTTCCCGTACTGCCCTTTGGTACGGCACAACAACCTCAGGCTTGCCAAAAGCGCTGTCGTCGGTTGGCCGGTACGGCGTGGCCGAGAGAGCTAGGAGAAACTCGCAGCTTGGTTTCTCTTCAAGGGCAAGCACTGATCTGCCCCAGGTTTTGTCCAGACCGTAGTGGTGGTATTCGTCTACACAGATCATCCATCGCCCTGACATCAGCAGTTCGCGGATTGTTGATCCCGTCGCTGCGGTGGTCAAGCATTGAATCGTGGTGGCAAAAACCTGATGGCTGCCGCTGCGGTGCTGCTTGATAGTCTGCGCAGCTCCGGCGTAGGCAATGTCACAGACATAGTGGGCACCAGTTACGCAGGCCGAATCCAGATCACTGGGGCCGTCTTGAACAAACTGATCAAGCTGTGCCTTGGTCGGCACCAAGTACAGCAGGCGATCAACAATGCCCTTCTGCTTCAAACGGCAATAGACCGCAGCAGCGGTGAAGGTTTTGCCATAGCCGGTAGGCAGCTGAGCGCAAAGGCGTCGACGCTTTGGCTCTAGGGCGCATTGGATGACTTCGCGCTGGCCTCGGCGCGGGTCTTGCTTGAATGACAGCTCGGACATAGGGCCTGGAGGTTCTGCAAGGTCGTTAGACCTCCCTCCGAGAACGGCACCAAGTGGTCGCACTCAAACCTGGCCGGCAACTCGCATCCGCAGATGGCGCACCGGTAGTCCTGAAGGATCGCTAGCAGGTCCCGCTGAGTGCGGGTTGCGAGTCGTCGCATGTGCACAATGGCGCCGCCTCGATGGGCGGTTGCAGCAGGCTAGCGCTAAGCAGTCGGGATCACAAGCGACTGCCAGATCGCAACCGGGCGGCGGTTGGCGCATGGGCGGCTGGTTGGGGTCACGCGGTCCGTCTTGACGATCAGGCCGTCCACAGCCGCAGCACGCATCACGGCACCCATGGCGCGATGCTCGCGGGTGGTGAAGCCCAAGTCATCCAGCTCGGCCCAGACCTGATCGGCCGTGAACTCCGCTTGCGTTTCAGCCAGGTGCTGCACGATTGCCGTGGCAGCCGCTTTCCAGTCGCTGTTGGCAGCATCCCAAGCGCGGGACATGCCATCAGCCTTGTTGGCCTCACCGTCAAGCACCAGGGCGAGTTGCGTCACCAT